CATAGTCTTTCATATCCTGCTCCCTCTTCAATACATCTAAATAATCTCCACCAGCCTGCACTCCAGCTTGAGCAAGATTACCAAGTAAATTCCAATTCCTTTCAAGCCTTGAAGGTCTATTTGCATAGTATTGAGCTGCTTGTATGTCTGCTTGTCTTTGACGGCCCTCAACACCCATTTCCATTCTAAGAGCCTTTTCTTCTGCTTCACGTTTTGTACGTTCTTGAGCAACTCTATTTTCAGCAGCAATTCTACGTGATTGTTCTGCTATATTTCTTAAAGTTACATCTGCTGTTTTTCTGCGAAGCTCTGATGCAACTATAGAACTTTCCATTCCTTGACGAATGATTGAACCTTCCGTGCGTTGCATATTCTCTGCACCAGTTTGACGTATATTTCCAACCACACGATTCATTTGTTCTTGCATCATTTGGTTTTGAAATGGGTCACCACCCTCTGCAATTTCTCTTTGACGCTTAACGTATTCACGTTCCGATGGAGTGTAATTAGCTAAATTTTTAAGCTTGCCTATAAGAGCATCACTACGTTCACGCTGTTTTAATCCTGACGCATAACCAATAATTCCTTTAATCGCACTACCTGCTGCTGGTAACCACCACATACTATACCTCCCTCTTTATGGTATGGATGAGTTCACGGTCAGCATCCTGATTTATAATTTCTCTAATTGATTCGTTCCAAAGCATCCAATGTTTATCGTGAAGTCCTGGATTATCCTTTGCTGCTGCTATTGCTATAGCGTAATTGCATAAATCTCTATGGTATGCTATAGGTATAACTGGCGAAGGATCTGCTGATGGGTCTTGAGCTCCATCAACAGTTGCATAATAACTAAGTTTTATTGTTCCTGATGTTGGAAGGTAATTAAAATGGAATCCGTTATTCCTTATAAAGTATCCAGTTGGATCACCAGTTGAAATAGTTCCATCAGTTTCATATGCGATTTCATCCTCAGCTACTGGATGCATTCTGTCACCCTTATGCTGTAAGAATAAAATCTGTTTAAAGTTTGAAGGAAGTCCATAAGATAAAGAACCATCTGCTGTATAAACACGTGTATCTTCATACATATTACACTTACGTGAGATTTCCAATTCTGCTTCTTTAAGAAGGCTTATTAACATAGCTTTTCGTTCCTCTATGAATAATAAGCATCTATCTGCAAGTCTATCAAAAGTCATACTAACTCTCCAGTTTTGTTACTCTAGCTTTAAGGTCATTCATTTCCCTTGTAAGCTCATCTATTAATTTTTGTATTCTAATAATACCTTTATTTAAAATCTTATCACCTGGCTTAATTCCAACCTTATCCAAACTCAACCTCCATCTTTCTAATCTCAACAGTATTTTCAGATGCTGCACTTTCAATCTCAATCATAAACATCCTGCATCTAACTGAAGGTTTACATTTATACCAATCAGAACCAATAGTATCAGCAGGGATTGTTAGGGTTTTTACTATTCCAGAAACTGAATCATCGCCATCTATGTAGATTCTTACTGTAAGTGTGTCGGCCGTTTTATATCTTATGTTAAGTCTTCTTAAAACAACACTTCGGTCCATATCTGGAGTTGAAATCCATCCAGTTCTTCTTTTAAGACTTATATCTTCGTGGAAATATTGACTCTGTAGTGTAGATGGGAATAAAGGCGTAACTTCAGAAGTTCCACTCGAACCTTTAACAGTATATACGATTAAATCTTCATCAACCGTAAATGTCGTAGGATTATCTGCACTATATATGATTTTTGACCAATGCTCCTTGCCCTCTCTAAACTTTGCTAAGTCTAACGCATAAGATGTATCAGAGGTTGAGCCGAATTTGCATACTAAAAGATTTTTTTTAACATCTACAATTATAGTAGATTGCTCTCCATATCCACCTAGTGCTGACTGATAATCATCCTTAATAGAAGAAGTTACAGGAGTAGCTTGGAAATTAGAGTTCAGATAATAAAGATTATCTATACCAGCAAAGAATATTCCACCTTCATATTCAACAATTGAATCAGTTGCGATACATCCAATATTTGGCTCTGATTCTGATAAGCTCCAACTTGCTGGATCTGCTGATGGAATTGATAATCTGTAAATTCCTTTTGTTTGAAATACAACAAGATCACCAATAAGTTTTCCGAGCCCAATTATCTCCCCACCTTGCATATCTGGTATTGATATGTAATTTGAAATTGGTATCACATCTGGCTGATTTAATTCTGAAAATAACACCCAATCGTTATGTATTTCGTTGTCTGTAGAAGGATTAAGTGCTATGTTTGCAACATATTGCCTACCTTCAAGGTTTACTGAATGCTTAAAATTTACTTCTAAAGATGTTTCACCAGTAGGGTGAATAGGGCCATTTGTATCACCATCATCTACATATACCAAGTAGCTAGTATTATTATCACCAGTAGGTGAAACTTGATTTTTATTAAGCCATATATATTGCGAACCAACAAGCAATGTTTTACCAGTTCCTGGACCTTGAGGTCTATATGTTTTTATAGTTTTATTAAGATTATGACGAATTGAACCATATGCTTGATCATCAAGAGCCATAAGACTTCCAGCGTGTGTGTCCTCATAACCAAGATTTAAGCTAGCAGAAGAACAAACACGTGTGCCCATTCCAAGTTTTCCATCAACTGTATTTACAACTTTCTTGGTAACAATTAAATTGTCAATCCAAACCTTACCTGCCCAATCGCCAGGGTCGTGTATTTGAATTGCAAAATATAAATTGTCACTTTCAGCATACCCATCTATATCTTCAACCAAAAACTCTGACTGAATATATCTCCATTTATCCCTATTGCCTGGGCCAGACGTATACAAACCATCGTGATCTACAAATAATTTATCCGAACCATAATTATTATCACCAATCCCAATCTTTACTAGATTAGCTGCAGCATCCACATTTGACATCAAAAACCAAAAAGCAACTACTACAGTATCTGTACCAGTAAATCCAGTACCTAAATCATAATAAGCTCTATTAGCACTTCCATTTCCTGTTGCTATTTTTAAACAGTTTGTTCCATATTTAAATTGGTCCGTTGCTTGCGATACCGTTATGGTTCCGTGAGTACTCCAATTTCCATCATCAAACGTACTGCCATCAATATCATAAATCCCATTCGTTCCATCTGTTGGAATATCACCAACAAACCATCCACCTACTTGACTTGTTGTATCTGTAGTATCGCCAGATAAACTCCTAAATTTTAAATCAGTATGGCCAGTAACTGCACCAGTTGTTGTTGGGTCAGTAATAGTATCATCATTTAAATGACCAGTATATTCAAAATCACCACTTGATGGGTCTTCATATTTATCAGAGTTATCTCCCCATACTTGCCAATTAGCATCATCATCTAAAACTGCAAATTCTGCATCAATAAATCCACTAGCATTTATGCTATGTTTAAAGCCATTTACATATAAAGCCTTACCATTTATAGCTGATGTTAAACTGCTACTACTATCGCAGAATGTTTTTCCAACAAAAGTAGAACCAGCAGATATTTTATTAGTATCAGTTGAAAGTGTAGAAACAGAGCAAACCTTGTAAAATGGTCCAGCATTTTCCTGACGATAAATATTTATTCCAGTTATTCTTCTTTGGACACCAGTAAAAGAACTATGTGCAATATTTAACTGCAAAGCTACAGAATCATCACCAGTACATATAGTCCCACCAACTGGATTAGAACTTGAACCTAGCGTTCCAGATGGTAAAGCTTCTTCTTGATTACCATCAAATACAGCAGTCATCTTATATGAATAACTATTAGTAGAATGATTAAGACCAGTAGTTCTAAAACCACTCATATCAGCCTTTCCTAAAGTATGAGAAGCAACAGTTAAACTGACTGGACGTGCAACACTTAGGTTAAAACCAGCGTCAGCCGTTAATTGACCCCAGAAATAATCCCTATCAATATACTGATACAGTAAAGGCGAATTAGTTAAAGATGTATCTGAGGTAAACCGAAGCATACTACCATAATTGAGTGCTCTGGCATCAGAATAGCCAGTTATTAATTCAGTCCAAGTAAGGTGCCAAAGAGTAGTATTATAATAAATAGCACCATCTGTATCAATGCTTATCCAATACGTATTTCCATTTGGAGCTTTCCACCTGATTAAACGGTCTATATAGTGATTCGCTGAAAAAGGAATAGTATATCTAGGTACACGCTTAGAGATAGCACCAAATTTTTCAAACATAGCATTCTCAAGGACGGTACAACCATTTATACCAACCTCTTCAGGATCAGCTTGAGTAATTAAGCCACCATCTAGTGGTATTTCAATCGCCAACTATCTATCTACCTTTAGTTCCGATACCTTCAGGCTTCTCAACTTGGTAACGCTCATTTAATACTTTGATTACATTTAAAGCATTTGAATATGCAGCAGCAGCACGATCTGGTTTTGCATCCATTCGCCATAATTGTGCTTCAGCAAAATCTAATACTAATTCCTGAAGTGATGGATTTAAGACACACTCAACAGCATCGGCTGCCAAGTCAGCAGGACTCTGTAAATACCAAACATCAATTGCAGTATTACCATTGTCTACATATATCTTTTCATTGAAAACATATGCTGTTGGATTTGTTGCACTTCCTGCTAAATATGAATTTTCAAGACGTTTAGCATCACCGACTTCAAGCATAGTACACCAAGTACCATCAACACCAGTATTCTTGATACCTACAATACCATTTCTAATAGGGAGGTCTGCGCTAAACGCTGTTGCATATGTACAAACACCAGATGCAACTGTTTTATTTTCAGCTACATTCTGAAGTTCAGCTAAGTAATTGTTATCAACCATATTGACAACTGACTTTTGTCCAAGATTCAAAGCATCAAGTTTTGCATCATTTGTAAAA